GGTTTTTGCCCCCAGTTCTCTTACAATGGTTCGAAGTTAAGAGTAGAGAAAACTACTCGAGGTTTTAATATCTCTTCAATTCCTCCTTCTCGTAGTCGAGACAAAGCTCCTCAAGATCATACGACTTTGATTATTCTGTCGTGTCTTCTTGTGTGTTTTATGTTCTTTCAATGGTATTTTCCACTTTTCGTTTTATCTATCGTGTATCTATCATTGTTAGTTGGTGTATCCGGAGAATCATGTGTTGATGTTCAGTATCGTGACAATGTTACGCTATTTGAATCTGATTGGTGTGGTCCTCCAAATGTTCGAGGTGTTATCTTTTTTGATACTAGATCTAACTTGGCTGTTAACTCAGACTATGTTGGTGACCAGTATGATTCCGTTTTTTCCGAATCTGTCAAAGCTCTGACTCTCAATCCACGTTCCAGCCTTTATCTGCAAATGCTCAATTTTTCTGCTGTTCATTCTGAAATAGAATGTAATGGTGGTTGGAGTGCTTATATGTGGTTTCAAGGTCTTGGTATTGTTGTCGCTGAGTTCGTCTTAGTCGTATCGTGTTTACATTCCGATCGCAAGAAAGCTCTTCGTGACATTGCGTCTTACCTTAGCAAAATCAAAGGCGATGGTAAAGTCTCTATCTCTGAAGTTGAATTAGCTGATTCTATAACAATTACAGCTATTAAACAGAAAGAGGTTTACGGCTTATCCGCCTCCCTACTTGCTGAGGAAGGTTCTACGCCCAATCCTGTTTTCTACAGTACTACTGGTCCTGCCAATTGGCAGAGCTATGTTCGCTCTAGTCCCTGTCATACATTTTTGTCCGACATGGGTCTATCTCCTACTGAAGAACATCGTTGGGCTTTCGAATTCCTGCTTCTTTTCGCTGGCATTTACAAGGCACATCAATACAAAGATAGATCTCTAGCTATTTTAGCTATGGTCCATTACTTTGATATGTGTATGTCCATGCGTAGATCTGATCACTCTCTTTCGGATCTTATGCCGGTTCTCGGCGCTGATGCTACTTTTATGTCTCTCTACAAGAACATGCCTTCTTTCTTCAATTCAAAGAAAAAAGAGGAGGAGCAAATCGGTTCTACTTCTGGTATTACTGAATGGCTTCAAGGTGTTGATGTTACTTCCCTTAAGGATATGGGTCCTTATCTTGCTGTTGCTGCTTTGGCCTTCTTTTCTATGCGTTACAATCTCACTTTCGCTCAGATTAGTAATTTTTCTAGAGCGTTTCGTGAGACTTCTGTACTCACCATAGGTCATAGTGTGTCTTTACCGGATATTTGGAGTTGGATCACCACTCGTTTAGAACGAGTTCTTGAGAATGAAGCTTCGCGAATTCGTAGGAACCAATTTAGTTTGGGTTCTTACATCGCTAAGATTGAATTTCTTGAGAATTGTATGCTCAATCGTAACAAAATTGAGATCGTGAGTTGTCCTGATTCTAACTTGCCTATGAACGCTGCTCTGCTTTCTTCACATGCTCTTGATTTATCTACCATCGCTCGTGAACTAGATCGCCTTTATAGTAGTAGGATGAGTACTCGGTGGTTGACTAATTCTTCGGATTTTGATACGTATCATCGTTACAAGCCTCGCGAAAACCAGGTTCTAGCTGATATTCTCTCTTATAGACGCCAAGGCGTTGGTAGACTCACTCCATTTGTTGTGTTGCTTACTGGTAACCCTGGCATTGGTAAGACAGACATTTCGCTCAATATCTTTCGTTGGTTTGCTCATTGGATGAAGTTACCTATCGGTGACGACATTCGAGAGTTTATCTATACTCGCCCTGCGGCTCCTGACTTTATGGACGGCCTCCGCGGATCTATGTGGGGTATTGAATATCAAGATATGTCTGCTGAGAAATTGGAATTTGAGGATAGTGCTCGTCAGAATGAGTTTATTGATGTTGTTGGTTCATATCCAATGATTTCGAATCAAGCTGCTTTAGAAGATAAAGGTCAAATCTATGTTGAATTTAGGTGTGTTGTTGTTACTAGTAACACTACGCTTCTTAATTGCAACAGAATGAATTGTCCTGCTGCTGTTTACAGGCGTTTTGATATGATTGTAGAACCTATAGTGAAGCCGGAATTTCGTAAGAAAGAATCCCACCAACTTGACGGTGCGAAAATCGCTCATCTGAACTCTTGCCTCCCCGACGTACATTACTTTAAGGTCGCCACCGTTCAGCAGGTTGCTAACATTGAGGATATTCCTACGCTTACTTGGTCTGAACCCATGACTCTGATGCAACTTTCTGCTTTGATGCATGACCGTGCTATTGCTCAGCGAGATATTGAACTTTCTCGTAAGACACAACACTCAGCCCGCGCTGCTATGCAATTTTGCTCTAAATGCGATCTACCGATAATCGGTGGTAAGTGCCCTTGTGTTCCAGTTCAACGCCCACGAGCCCGATCTATTTCTGGGGTTACCCTCGTTCCTGCGAGTGATCTTTCGTCTGATAGCTCCATTGTTCCTTCCATTAGGAGCACTATGGCTCGTGAATCTGTCCTTGATCCTGCTTTTGTTGCTGAAGCCGATTTGTTGCGTACTCTCCGTCGCGATGCTGCTGATGGTGTTGAATTCTATCGACGCTTGAGAGCTCACCGCGGAGAGCCCGAAATCTCTGACGAAGAGATTACTCGTCTCGCTCAGCGCGCTTTGCGTCAAGAACCCGAAGGATTTTCTGATTGGTTAGGTGTTTTACATGCTTCTTACGATGGTGATGGCATCAAGCGATTCCTCTGGGATCAATTGATGTATTTTGCCTTCATTTGGAGTACCAACTTTCATGAACTCCCAGGAATAGTGCTGTTTTCCATTTTTGCTTTTGTGTGTCAAATTCTGACTCTTTTTAGAACTTACTGGCAATGGACGATCATTACTTTCCTCTACGCTCTCTGGCGTGGTTGGTTTGCTTCACTCATTGCTCACATTTCCCCTACGATTCTTGCTTTTACATGCAGTTTCGCAGAACTTGTGATGCTTTTTGGTGTAGTTAATGTTGGTTATTTTGCTCGCTATGTTTACATTATTCGAGAACATGTCCTGTTCATTCAGAATCGTCGGAATATGTGGCGAATTAGTCGGTACATGGAATCGGTGAGATATCTTTCTGCTAATCCCATTACTCGCCGCTACATTCCTAAAGAAGTTGTGTATCTTTCTACGAGTGCTGAGCGATTTAACGACCTTCTTGGTCCTATAGTCGCTATGCTTGCGTGTTTGACTGCTGCTCGTTTTATTTTTAAAATGGCTCGAGAGTCTGGTTTTGTTGCTACGTTGGGAGAATTTAAACCTCTTCCTGCATCTGCTGATAAACCAAGCTTCTTTCAGTTTACACGCGTTGGTGACACCGATATCCCGTCTAGCTGCAATACATTTGCTCGTTCTCCTACTACGTGCCCTTTTCATATGATGCTTTCTGCAAATTTGGTTCAATTGGTTTATACTGCTGGTGGGACAACTTGGCGTTGTCAAGGTTTTTACGCCGTACGCGACTTCCTTTGTATGCCTACCCATAGTTACAATCAAATATGCGAACTCAAGTGCGCTGTGAAATTTTATAATACCAGTAACACTGAGATGACTCATTTGAGTCTTTGGGAACTTCCCCATGCTACTGAAGGTGATCTTACTATCGTTTCCACTAAGTTAACATCTTGCAAAAGTATTATACAGTACTTTGTCGGTCCTTGTCAAACCAAGGCTGACTCTTTGCATATGCTATATTTCGATAGGAATACTTCTATAGTTGTCAAAACTTTCGATTCCTGCCACTTTGAGCCCTCCAAGGTCATTAAAACCGACCGAATTACTTTCCAGACTAACGTTTGGTGTGCTCCCGGTACTGTGGC